ACTAATTAGACATATGGAAAAGAGAAGAAGAGTAGAGTACATTTGGTTAGATGGAAATCACTCCCTACCAAAACTTAGATCTAAAACTAGATTTGTAGACGTTACGAACGAAGTTCCAAAATGGAACTTTGATGGAGGCTCAACTGAACAAGGTGACCTACTAGATTCTGATAGATGTCTGGTTCCCGTTAGAGCATACAAAGATCCATTCAACGAGGATGGTCTAATGGTGTTATGTGAAGTTGAGTACTACACTGGCGCACCACATGAATCTAATTCCCGAAAGCACTTGTATGGCTTAATGAAGGAATGTAGGGAAAGGGAGTACTTGACTGGCATGGAACAAGAATTCACCTTTATCAACCCCGCCAACATGGAACCTTTAGGCATGTTGCTTAGTCCGCAAGCCCAAGGGCAGTATTATTGTGGCGCAGGCTGTATGAATGTTATTGGTAGATTTATTGTTTCGGACTTTGAGAAGCGTTGCGTTGCTGCTGGTATCCACATTGATGGTATTAACGCGGAAGTTATGCCGGGACAATGGGAATGGCAGACGGCGGCACAAGATCCTCTCAAGACCGCTGATGACTTGTGGATGTCTAGGTATATTCTGGAGCGAGTCGCAGAGATTCACGCAGTAATTATCTCCTATGACCCGAAGCCTCACCCAGACATGAATGGTGCGGGATGTCATACTAATATCTCTACGAAGAAGATGCGGAAGAGGTTCGTCGATGATCATATAGATGATGCTTCATTTATACTGGAGGCAGATCACTTGGAACACATTAAGGTTTGCGGTGAAGGTGTTGAACGTAGGATGACTGGTGATTGTGAGACTTCAGACTTCAAGGAGTTTTCTTTGGGAATAGGCAATAGAGGAGCATCGGTTCGTATTCCCCAAAGGGTAGCCATTGACGGAAAGGGGTATCTTGAAGATCGTAGACCTTGTGCAAATATTGACCCCTATAAGGTTCTTTATTCGCTTATATCCTCACTAAATAAGTCAAAGATACTATAATAGGTCATGGATAACGCTGTATTAAAACGACTTAAGAACGCTGGTTTGCTGTCTGAGCAGGTGCCCGATCTGGGCTTTGTTGGGACTGGGAGCTATGCCCTGAATAAGATTATTTCAGGACAATATGATAAGGGCATCCCCATCGGAATGATTACTCAATTCCATGGAGAAGCCTCGACTGCTAAAACTGTTTTTGGTACGCATATTTTGAGGGAGGCACAAGAAAAGGGTTACTACTCTATGATGGTCGATTCGGAAAATGCGTATAACCCAAAGTTTGCTTCGCATCTGGGAATTGATCCAAAGAAGTTGATCTATGCTGCACCCGAAACTTTGGAGGATTGCTTCCAAGTTATCGAGGACACAATTGTTGCCATTCGTGAAACTGATAAGGATACCCCGATTGTGGTTGTCTACGATAGTATTGCGGTGTCACCATCAAAAGCAGAATACGAAGCAGAGAACTATGAGGGGAACAACATGCAGGGTGCGGTGAGAGCCAAATCTACTGGTGCTTGTTTGCGAAAGATCAACCCTCTAATGCGTAAGCATAAAGTGGCTCTGGTTATTATCAACCAAATCAGGAATAAAATTGGTGTAATGTATGGTAGCCCAGACACGATGGCAGCAGGTGGTAAGTCTCTGGAGTATTACCTTGGGGTAAATCTTAAGTGCATCTCTAATAAGACTAGTGATCTGCTAAAGGATGACAATAAGAATGTTATGGGTATTCAGGGAAGAGTTCGCAATACTAAGAACAAGTGTTCCATCCCATTTAGGGAGTGTGAGTTTGAGCTAAAGTATGACGAAGGATTGAACCCTTATTCTGGATTGCTCAAGCAGGTGGAGGACGAAGGTCTTGTAGAGCGTAACGGCGCATGGTATACGGTGAAGGAATCGGGTAAAAAGTTCCAATCCAAGGAGTTCGTAGAGTTGCTGCAACCCCCTGTAGATGCAGGGTTTACATCAATTGCGAAATTTCTTGGTCTTGAGGCTTGACATTCGGTGAAAACTTGCTATAATAGGTCACGAACAAAAGGAAATTGAACATGAGCAACACAAAAAAAGATAACACGGACAACTTCATGGAGGCTCTTACTTCCATGATTGATGACCTATTCAGTAATACTCTTTCCAATAAGGAGAAACCTATGCAAACCGAAAATGCTCCCGTTGTGGAGCAGACCGATAACTCTGTTTATGAGTCTATCGAAGATTATACTGCTAAGACTGGTAAGCGATTCCGCATGACCAAAGAGCAGAAGAACCGTAACCTTTCCCGTGAACAAGCCTTTACCGAAACCTTTGGAGATAACTAAGATGATTAAGAACGAAGAAATGATTCGTCAATACGCCCCCGCTGCTTTTGCTACTACCCCAGAAGAGGGTCGAGTATCTGACCGATACTCTTTCCTTCCCACCACTGACATCCTTGAGATCCTTCAGGATGAAGGTTGGACTGCGTGGAGAGCCGAGCAGGTAAAGTCCCGTACTTGGTCAAAGGAACACGCCAAGCACATTATCCGTCTTCGTCACGAAGACTTGAATGTTGAAGATTTTGGTGTTGGTGATTCCTTCCCCGAGATGCTTCTTATGAATGCTCACAACGGTCTGGGGGGCTACACCCTTCAGGGTGGTATCTTCCGCTTGATCTGCTCGAATGGAATGGTGATCTCGGAGTCGGACTTCGGTAAGATCCACATTCGCCACATCGGCTTTGAAGCCAAGCAGGTGCAGGATGCATCCCGTCAACTTATCGCTAATTCTTCGCAAATTGCGGAAAAGATTGATAACTGGCAGACTGTGCAGCTTACTTCCCGTGCCAAGCAGGACTTCTTTGCTGACGCTGCTCGTCTGCGTTGGGAGAACCCCTCTCAGGATCTAATCCATGAGGTGTCGAACATTCGCCGTGAAGCCGACCGTGGGGATGACCTGTGGCGCACGTTTAACGTAGCTCAGGAGAACCTCCTTCGTGGTGGTTTCCGTAACGGTGAGACGAACCGAATGGTCCGTCCCATCTCAAACATCCAGAAGGATGTAAAAATTAATTCGGAACTGTGGGATCTCGCTAGTACATATAGTGAGAGTCTTTCTCTCAACTAACCCCTGTTACTTTTTTTCTAAATGGGAGGGGGTTAGTATCCCCCTCCTTATTTTATACTATGAGCGATTTCGAAACTCCTCTTTACAGAGAATCGGACGGAACGTATATCTCGATAGCCCAAATGCATTTTTTCCTTAATAGGAAGGAAGGCAAGACTAAGTTTAAGAGTGGGCACGAAGACTTCTTCGAATACTATAACCTGTGTAGGGTATATAATTTAGTGTCTGAGATGATGAAAGAATCACCTGAGTGCGCTATAATGTATTGGGACGAAAAGCAAGGAGTAGTCTCAATGGGATTCCCTACTGATGGTTCAGTAGCAAAAGCCTTAGCAGGTATCGACCATGCTGGTGTAATAGATGATGACGATGAAGAGGATGATGATTTCGGAATCTTCAACAAGAAGCCTTGGGATAATGGGTAGAACATACAAACACGAAAAGGATTGGGGTCGCCCCCTTAAAAAGAAACCTGATAGAAAGAAGAGTAAGGAGCGATTACCGTTACCTACTCAAGATCGAGATAAGACTATTCAGGAGGACGAATATTCTGAGTATGATGATCTCGAACAAAAAACCTTAGATGAGGAGTTTTATGACAGACGCAATAGAAATTAATTATGATCCCATTGTGGACTGTGCATGGCTTCCTGATCAAGAGGTAAGACTGAGTGAGTATAACAAAATGATTACTCACTTTGTTCAACGCTATATTGCGGAGAAATTAGATGCCAAGCAACTACGTCCTGAAGAATTCCCCTATGGATCGCAACAGACTGCAAAAAGTCTGTAAATCACTCATTGATGAGGCTAACGAAGATAGAAAATTAGCCTTGGAAACACATCGCTTCTTCAGAGCGATGTTAGATGAGAACCCCCAAGATGGTACTGCAAAGAATTTGATGGTAGATTGCCTCAAGCTCGCGCAGACCTCTAAAACCAGCACCCTCAAGGTGGTCGATCTGCTTATTAAGCTAGAGGTTGCCATTTCTAAGGGTTCTGATAAAACTGAAACCGATTCCCTTTACGCGCAACTAGACAACTTATCAGACTAAATTGAACGACAAATTCTACAAAGTAATTTGTGAGGAGATCAACCTAGTTCTCCTTATTAAAAAGCTAACCATCAAAGATGAGCAGCGTGCATACTTCTCAATCCGTAAGAAGCTGCAAGATCTCGATAAACCAATCAGCATTGAGAGCTACATGTCTCATGTGATTAAGAGTTTCTTGCACAAGGCTGAGGAGTTCTACGGTAACCTGCCAGAAGATAGTGAGGATAGGTTGATGATTATTAAGGCAGTATACCTGTCAATCATTGAGGCTTATCCTCCGTTTGATCTTTCCTTTGTTTGCTCTGACCTAAACAACAGCACGTTCATGGATGATCTACTGGGTGACCAGAAGATCGCTGATTTGCTTGCAGAGAGAATGGGGGACGCTTCGGCATCACCTAGATCTCTCAAGTCTATCCGCACTCTGTCGGACGTTAAACAGCTTGACAAGTACCTTAAAAAGAATGTCATTGGGCAGGATGAGGCTATCGACAGTATGGTCAATGGCATGAAGCTCATCGCCAGCGGGTTGTATAAGAGTGGATCATTTTTCTTCATCGGACCTACAGGTGTAGGTAAGACTGAGCTTGCTAGGCTTACAGGAAATAAGTTCAGCGGGAAGTTTTGGAAGATTAACTGTGCTGAATATGCACAACCACATGAGTATGCCAAACTAATTGGTTCTCCTCCCGGTTATGTTGGGCATTCAGAAAAAAGCCTCATGGCTGAGAAGGCAGAGGAGTCTAATCGCTGGGTTATCCTGTTCGATGAGATTGAGAAAGCCCACCCCAAGTTCTATGATTTCTTGCTATCTCTTTTGGATGACGGAACAGCCACAGACAACATGGGCAGAGTATTAGATTTCTCTGAGTCAATCTTTATCTTTACATCTAACCAAGGTATTAAAGACCTTAAGCTAGGTAAGACATTAGGTTTTGGTAATAATACTGTCACAGTAGACAAGTGTAAGGAAGAGATCACCAAGTCTGTTAAGAGTAAGTTCCCTGCGGAGTTTATGAACAGGATCGACAACTATGTATTCTTCAACACCCTTAAACCCAGTCATGTGAAGAAGATTGCAACTTTGTCTCTCAACAGTCTGCCTATTAAAAAGCATAAGATCTTGCTGGACTATATTGCAGAAAACGGATACTCAGAAGAGTATGGTGCTAGAAATATTAAGCGTTTCATTAAAAATAAGGTCGCCACAGTAGTTGCAGATGCGTTACTGGAGCGAAGACTTCCTATGAAAAAGGGTGACCTATACACTCCAAAGATCGTTGATGGAAAACTGACCCTCGCTGATCTGGAGAAAGATGAAATGACTATGGACCAAGCCGCAGGGTAGGCGTGTTACGCCTTTCGTGCATTTGGAACTTCGCTACCTTGCCCTCCTCTAAATTTATTTAGAGGGGGGCATTTTTTCCCAATGCTATATAATTATATGAAAAATCTACTCCTAGGGTTGTTTGTTTCGCTGCTACTAACCCCCGCAGCATTATCCCAAAGGGCTTGGCCCCAAGGCCCTAAAGAGGCTCACAGATCCCAGCCTAAAGTTGAGGTACTTATCCACAAGCAAGTTGTGGCTCTCAAGAGAGAAGTTGCCGAACTTAAAAGACAGGTGGCAGAATTAAAGAAGGTGAAGCACTCCCAACGTACCCAAAGGAAGCGTGTGTGGGGTGAAAAGAAGGTCGAGGCTCCTAAGAAGAGACGCAGAGTACCCTCTGCACCTCGACAGAGAAGAAGGCGTTGAATCTAATTAGTATACTGTAGATTCAGCAAACCCCTCTCAAAGAAATTTGAGAGGGGTTTTTATTTGAAAAGAGCACTAGACGATCTATTATATCACACAGGCCCTTAGCTCATCGGTTAGAGCGACGTTCTTATATAGCGAAGGTGCGGAGTTCGATTCTCCGAGGGCCGACCATTCTACAACTTAAGGAGAAAATTATGGAAAACAGTATGGAAAAGTATGTTGCTAAAGCCCTTGAGGGTTACGAGCAGAATCACGCAGGTATTAGTGAAGCCATTGAGAAGATGGAGGCTCAGATTGATCAATATCGTGAGCATCAGGCTGAGATGCAAGAAGGTATTACTGAGATGAAGAAGCTTCTTGGTTTAGACGAAGAGGAATCTCTTCTCAAGGCAGTTTCTGACGAAGCGTGAAAATAGGTGGACGGAGAGTGGCGCAGTTTGGTAGCGCACCTGCTTTGGGAGCAGGGGGTCGTAGGTTCAAATCCTATCTCTCCGACCACACCATTTAATAAGGAAAACGGGGGAGTAGCCCAATCGGCAGAGGCAACAGACTTAAAATCTGTCAAGTGCGGGTTCGAGTCCCGCCTTCCCTACCACGCACTCGTAGCTCAGTTGGATAGAGCAATAGACTTCTAATCTATAGGTCATAGGTTCAAATCCTATCGAGTGTACCACACCACAATAACGATATGGCTTCCCAAAAAAAATTAGACCAAACTTACATGGCGATGGCAAAAGAGCTATCGAAACTGTCTTATGCAAATAGAAAAAAAGTTGGATGCCTTATTGTTAAGGACACTCAAATCATCTCAGAAGGGTACAATGGAACTCCAAAGGGGTTTCCAAATGAATGCGAATATAGATCCTACGTTGATGAAGAGTATACAAAGCCCGAAGTCCTTCACGCAGAGTCTAATGCCATTAGCAAGATTGCTCGATCTACCAACAGTTCTGATGGTGCTACTTTATATGTCACATTGGCTCCTTGTTTTGAGTGTGCTAAACTCATCATCCAGTCTGGTATAGCAAGAGTTTTATACGACGAGAACTATAATAAGAATGGGCTAGCCTTACTGCAACAAGCGGGGGTAGATGTCCACTGCATTAGGGAGTATGACGAACATGATTACGAAGAATTCGAAGGAGCACACTATAAAGGACAGTTTTGAAATACTGAATAAGTATTTACTAGAACGTAGAGAGAGGTGGTTGCAAATTTTGAACGAGGATTACAAAACTGATTCAGGTAGATCATTAGCTGAACATTCGAAGGGTAGGCTTTCCGCAATTACAGAGTTCATTGCATTTATTAACGCACTGGAAAAAAGAGATGAAGAATAAGTTTCAAGAGATTGGTGAAAAGGTTGGGACGCTTGTAGGCGACAAGCAAGCTGCATATGGAGACTCCTTCGGTAAGAGTGGTGAGTGTCTTAGGCAGATGTACCCTAACGGTATTAAGCCTGAGCAATATGATGATCTACTTACCATTGTTCGTATTCTAGATAAGCTCTTTAGGATCGCAAACGACCCTGATGCTTTTTCGGAGAATCCTTACCAAGACATTGTGGGGTATGGATTACTGGGGATGAAGCGAAGAGATGAGAACTAATCTTATTGTCGTAGATGATTTCTACACCAACGTAGATGATGTTAGGGAGTTTGCGCTTAGGGAAAACTTTGATGTAACTGGTAACTATCCCGGTGCTCGTACCAAAAGTTCAGTAAACGATTCCACCAAGGAAGCTATTGGTAGGATTGTTGAGCCTCACGGTGGTAAGATTATTAATTTCGGTGATTACGAAGGAACTCCCCTTTACTCTGGTTCTTTCCAGATGTGTACTCAAAGTTCTCGACGCACTTGGATTCATGCCGATAACTTTAACAATTGGGCTGGAATTATTTACCTTACTCCTGATGCCCCTGTAACTGGGGGAACGAAGTTCTACAAGTACGATAGGCTTAATGAAATGTACTCCGACAGGCAGGCTAATGAGATGCACGGAGAAGACTCGCAGGACTGGACCAAGTGGACACCCCATCTTACTGTGGGAAATGTTTACAATCGTGCTATCTTTTTCCGTAGCGACATGTACCATGCTTCTGTGGACTACTTTGGTAGAGATAATGATGATGGTAGGTTGATCCAAGTTTTCTTCTTGTCCACAGAATACTAAAATATTTAGGACAAAGTTGTTGACAAACCACGTTATTGTGGTATAATAGGCGCATGAACATCTTCGTACTAGATCGCGACCCCAAGGTCGCCGCCCGTATGCACTGTGATAAGCATGTTCCCAAGATGATCTTGGAGACTGCACAGATGCTTTCGACCGCTCACCACGTTTATGATACGCCACAAGCGCAATTTGTTTACAAAAAAGCTCACCTAAATCACCCTTGCACGATCTGGGTTCGTGAGTCAGTAGACAATTACAAGTGGACCTACGAATTATTTCGCGCTCTCAACAGTGAGTTCGAGGCTCGACGTAGCAAGACGCACTTGTCTTGGACCAAGCTATGCCAGCGTCTCGCTCAGACCCCTCCATTGCCCTCCTGTGGCCTTACACCGTTCGCACAGGCTATGCCGCCCGAATACAAGCAAGAGGACGCTGTGGAGGCTTACAGGGCTTACTACAGAGGCGACAAATCTGTGTTCGCCAAGTGGGAGTGGCCCACCGCGCAGACACCTAGTTGGTGGATTTCTTCAAAATTTCTGACGGAAGGGGCTTGACAGCAGCAGCAGACTGTGGTATAATAGGGGCATGACAAACGACGAAATAAAAGACGGCGACCGCGTGGAGATTTACTGGAATCTGCACAAGGATTGCTTTTCTGTCCGCAAGAACGGTCGAGTAGTGGACTACCTTTATGGTGGTGAAGACTACCTGACCCTTACGGATGTAAAGTTTGTTGTTCAACCTGCGGGGAGAGAGCGGGTACTTCGTGAGCGCAAGAAGAATGTTCATGCGTTCGTGCGAGGCACCGTCAGCCTCTCTTCTCCCGTAGCTTACCAACAAAAGGCCAGCTACAACCCCTACAAGATGGGTTCTTTTTTCACCAAGTTCGGGGGTAACTGCACCCCAGTCCATACCGCTCGTAGAGCAACCCTTACTGACCAAACTGTTTATATCAATCCTTAGGAGATTATGCCGAAGAAACCTAAAAATATTCAAGTGGAGCTTACACTCTCTTGGACCTTTAATGAGAAGGAGTGGGTTGAGGAGAAGGAGCACTTAGAAGAGTGCCGCAAGAACCCGATGATTATTGTCGGGGAAGACCTCATGCACACCCTTTTTATGTTGAACGAACTCTCTCGCCCTGACCTTAAACGCAAAAAAATTACATATGTTGACTGAAGAACAATGGTCTAAGATTGACCGAAAGTATGGCAAGCTCATGTACAAGATTAGCCACCAGATTAGTGGTGATGGTGCTACAGCTAACTTTGACGATAACCTGCAAGACATTCGCCTCTCAGCTATGGAGGCTGTGATGGGGTTTGAAAAGCAGAACGAGGGGGCTAACGGTAGCTTCGATGAGTTCTGGGGTAGCAAAGGCTTCGACCAGTATATTAAAACGGTAATGTGGACCAAGAAGAACAACAAGGGCGCGAAGATCACCAAGAAGGCTCCCATCCTCAAAGGAACTGTATCCACGGACAAGGAAGAGATCCTTGAGATTGAGGAATTTGTTGGAGACCCACAAGCCACTCTCTTCCTAGAGGAAATGTCTTATATACTCACACCCTTACAGCAGGAGATTGTTACCCTTGTGGTGCAAGACCCTACTTACATTAAGCCTAGCGGCAAGATGAACGTCAAGCGTCTGGCTGAAGAGCTAGCCCTCACTTGGTTCGAGACTGATAAACAGATCAAAGGTATCGGATCTTTAATGGAGAATGAGCTATAATATGTATGAATACAAGATTTTCGAGGCACCCACTAAAGAAAGAAATATTACGGTGCTCAACGCTCTGCTAGAATCATTATGCGATCACGGGTGGGAACCTGTGGAAGTAGATACCGAACTCATGCAGATACTTGCTAAGAGACTAAAAAATGAAACACTCCTTGATTAAAAGTTTGATCGGACTCCCTGTTTTGGGAGCAGTAATTATGGTCCTAGTTGCGGCTAGCCCAACGCAAAAACTAACCTACCCCCGCAGATGGATTCCTATGTGGGAAGGAAAGCGTGAGAGCATTATGATTCACACGGACAACATTGTCACCGTGAAGCCTATGTTTAACCCTAGTTTACTACTAAAAAGCAACAAGATTAAGAACTCACAGGCTGGGTTCCTCGAAGTTACACTCGCTTGCGGAGAAAAGCTAGAGATCTATGAACCTTTTGAAGAGTTTATGGAGCGCATTAGGAGGAGCCAATGATTAGTAATTGCGTAGACCTGTGGACTGAGATGGTAGGTTCACACGATTTAAATGAGGTACAAGCTAAAGCAGCAATAACAAATGCTCTCGATGAAGCAAACGGGATCGAGGTTTTGTTTGGCGAATCTGCAACAGGAGTATCCCTTAAAGGAATGTGTGCTGGATACACAGGCGCATTCACTAAGTATACTTTGAGTTGGGGCTTTAGCTACCCCCAGTTCAATAACATCTTGGCAGAAGCAAACAAGGAAGCTGTAGATGCTTATACGGAGATCAACCCGTAAAATTAGAAACATTCGAGGACACTTATGACATCATTAAATAAAAATAAAATGCTAGAAGCAGACACTAACATGATTAACGCAATTAATCTTGCAAGAGAGGCTGCAATTGGTCTGTTTGGAGAAATCTCCGAACTAGAGGAGAAGTTAGCAGCTAAGGAGCAAGACCCTGACGTTATTAAGCCCCCAGAAGCTCCTATTGCTGGGGAATCACAACAACTAACTCTAACTGTTGTACCTCAACAAGACAATAAAGGTTGGGGAGACGCAATCTTTTATAAGAATGATGAACCTTCTACTTTAAGAGATCAAGTAATTGTTTGTGGTGGAAGAAGTGGAATCATTAATGCTAAAAAGGAAGAGTTTAAAGTTGATTGGGATAATCTAACATTCACTCAAGGTCAGTATCCTACTGGATGGGGAGCTAGCGTTGGTAAGGTAGTAGGTGAGATTAAAAACTGTACCTTTGTTAAGCTAGGAGAGACTAAGGCTACTGCTTCAACAACTCCTAAAGACGGTCACAGTATTTACGCCAAGCCTAATGGAACTCTCTTAGTAGAGGGAAATAAGTTCTTATCCTGTGGTGGAAACTCTCAGTTCGCAGCTAGACCTTGGGAGCAAGATATGCCTCATGACGTAAAGGTAACATTCCGTAAGAACCTATGGGATAACTGCTCTTGGAATCCTACTGGTCATGGAGGCGGTGGATCTTTTAACATTGCTTTCTACGCTGGGTGTGAGGAAGGTTCTGAGGTTGTAGTTACTAACAACATTTTCCATAACGATGTTGCTTATCCCGGATACGAAGAATCAAAGAGTAACCCTTCGGCTAGAGGAGTTATAGCAATTTGGAACGAAGCTTGGTATCCTCCAGAGAAAGCTACAATTCAAGGTTTTGTACCAGACTCTAAGTACTTCGTAGAGTCTCTTAAGTTTAACGATAATGTTATTCGTACTATCCAAACTGATCGTTCTCCTATACAAATTAAAGGTTGTAAGAACATTGAGATTAAGAACTTAACTTTAGAGTACATCGAAGAAGTTTCTACTGAGAAAGCTTTTATTAGAATTGACCATGATCTTATGAATCCTGTAAGGGCTGAAAAGATTAGAATCGATCCTATTGATGCAGACGGTTGGATTGATTTCGCTGGTGAAAAGCACCTCTTACGTGATGGATTAAACTGGGATGCGTAGTGTTCTACAAGAACCAACAAACAAACAAATGAGTAAATTAATTAGTGTAGCATTGGGAAGCATCCTT